ACCGCTGGCATCCTTCAGGGTGTTTACTCTGAGTTCACTAGCCATTATGCGAGGTCTCCGTGGAACAAGCCGTAAATATCTCCGTCATCAGCAGAATTGTTTGCGTTTACAAAATTAAAATCTACTGAACTGGTCGTAAAAGTGTTGATTAGAGTATTATAGCTATTACTTCCGTTACTAGGGCAGTAAGTCACATTCGCCATGATGCTTGATAAAGTGAATGTATAGTCTCCGGTGCCATTATCTGTTTTGCTGGCTAAATTAAAAGAGTCTTCTAAAACATCGTGGTCATAATGACCCCACGCCTTGCACAGTCCTTGCTGCAAGTTTGTAGTCGTGGAGTTACCTTCACCCGTGACTGCAATAGACCCCGCCGTGGTTACCCCAGTAACTGTATCGACTTTGAGTACGCTTGCCATTATGCGAGGTCTCCATCTACAGAGGTTGATACAAACTCTGCGTCTTTGTCGCTGCCAGATACATTAGCTACACGAAGTCTATAAGCTGATGCTGTAGGGTCAGCACTGTCGTGAACCATTACAACATGAAAATCTAGGCTATTAGCCTTGCGGGATGCCATACCAACAATACTGTAAGTAGCCGCACTCATAGCAGAACTTATATTCATAGTCTGGTCACCAAGAGCATTGTCAGTAACAGATGCTATGTTAAAGCTGCTATCCGTCGCATTGTTGTTAAAGTCTCTACGAATATATACTTTTGCTGCCGCTTGTTTTGTCAGTGCAACCGGCCCCGTACCCGCCTTATCTGCAATAGTATCCACATTCAATACGCTGGTCATACGATGCTCCAATACCCGTTAACAGTGACGGTGGCGCTCTGTGTAATCGGCCCCGCCGATACACCATTCTCGTCGCTGTCAATCGTAATATCTGCGCTGATCGTTTGACCGTTCAAGCGGATGATGGAATTGTTTCCCTTGAAAGGGTAGCGTGTATCTGCTTCAGACTTGGTGTAGCTGTCGGCAACGGAGAACGCATCGTAGACCACCATCTCGACAACGTCGTTCAGAGACGCCGCCGTGACCAGCACAACGCTGGTGCCTGTCGTAGCCGCATAGTCGGTGCCGGGCTTGAGCAGCACACCGTTTTGGTAAACATCCATGTACATGCTGTCGGAGTATGTCAGCACTAACGAGTCAGAGTCTGACCCGCTGAAGCTCGTTTGCCCCGCCGTGGCTTGGTACACGAAGCGATTGCG